GTGATGATCGAGGAAACGATGAGGGCCGGTATTCACCGAGCGCGTATCCTTGGTTTGCTGGAAAAATGGTTCTTAGCCGGGACAATAGGGAAAAAAGACGTAAACGCCGCGAGAAACTTTCATTCTGATTTTATCACATACAATAGACAGCCAAAATATTCATCTAGTTCAATGGTTTACGTTGATGGCGGCAGGGGGTCGGCGGATGTGGAATCATTGGGACACCTGAAAGAACGGGCTAGAAAGCGTCTAAATGCTGCTTATGCCGCTGTTGGGCAGATAGCTACGCCTGTTATCATCGAGGTTATTGGTGAAGATAAACCGCTGTATCAATGCAGGGTTCCCAAGGACCGCGCGAAAAGGGTTCTTTTGAAGGCATTACCTCTTTTAGCTGCGTCTTATGGATATAAATAATAAGGGGTTGACAGACGCGAAATAGTTAGAGTATAATCGCTATAATCTATTATTTGCGCCCCGGAGGAATCCGCGAGGCGTTTTTTATTACCCGCATCGCCATTCAGGAATGCACGGAGGATTTATGCCAGCTGGTCGCCCACCTATATCCGGTCTAAACATTGAGAATAGAGAGATTAACAGCCTTGTCCCATATGTAAACAATGCCCGGACCCATACAGACGAACAAGTGGCGCAAATAGCCGCAAGCATTAAGGAATTTGGCTGGACGAATCCGGTCCTTATTGACGGGGATGGCGGAGTGGTTGCTGGCCATGGTCGAATCCTTGCTGCAAGGCAGCTTGGGCTAACCAATGTTCCCTGCATTGAGTTGGCCTATTTATCGGAAGCGCAGAGAAAGGCTTATATCCTCGCGGATAATAAACTAGCTGAGAATGCGGGATGGGATACTGAGTTACTAAGCCTTGAATTAGGCGCTTTAGCTGAGATGGACTTTGACTTAAGCCTGATAGGCTTTGGCGAGAGTGAAATCGCGGGCTTGCTTGATAAGAATGATGGTTTAACCGATCCTGATGAAGTGCCTGAAACGCCCGAAGACCCGGTAACAAAATTGGGCGATGTGTGGCTATTGGGTAAGCATAGGCTGGTTTGCGGGGATTCTACCGACGAAGGCGCTGTGTCGGCTTGTTTAGGCGGCGTAGAGCCTCATTTAATGGTTACAGACCCGCCATATGGGGTTGAGTATGATGCGGATTGGCGGAATCGAATGGATAGGGCCAATGGCAAGCCCAACGGCGCACGCGCCGTAGGCGTGGTGCAGAATGATAATAAGTCAGACTGGCGAGATGCTTGGGCGCTATTCCCTGGTGACGTGGCTTACGTGTGGCATGCTGGAAATATGGCAAATATTGTTGCTGATGGCCTGATTTCTTGCGGTCTTAATATCCGGGCGCAGATCATTTGGGTGAAGAGTAATATAGTTATAGGCCGCGGGGATTATCACCCGAAGCATGAGCCCTGCTGGTATGCCGTAAGAAAGAACAAAAAAGGCCATTACTGCGGGGGGCGCAAGCAAACAACGGTCTGGGACATCGACAAGCCCATGAAATCAGAGACTGGCCACAGCACCCAGAAGCCCGTCGAGTGCATGAGGCGCCCCATTGAGAATAATTCGAGCCCCGGCCAAGCGGTTTATGATCCGTTTTTGGGATCAGGAACGACCATTATTGCCGCGGAAATGACCGGGCGAAGTTGCCACGGATTAGAGTTACATCCGCCCTATTGCGATGTAATTATTAAACGCTGGCAGGATTTTACTGGTGAACAGGCTGTTTTAGAGGGTAGTGGAGAGAAATTCCCCACTATAAAAGCAGATGCCGCCTAAAATGGTAACAAAGCCCTCATTTAAGCCAACTGAGGAAGAGCGTAAGTTGGTCGAGCAGATGACGGCGGTGGGTATCCCCCAGGAATCTGTTTGCAAGGTTGTCCGTGACGGTATTGACGATAAGACGCTTCGCAAGCATTTCCGTAAGGAATTAGATACGGCTAAGATTAAGGCTAACGCAAAGATTGGCGGCACGTTATTCAATAAGGCTATAAACGGTGACACTACGGCAGCTATCTTTTGGGCCAAGACTCAAATGGGTTGGAAAGAGGTTGACCGAAGGGAATTGGTTGGAGAAAACGGCGGCCCAATTATTTTATGGGGAACGTCGCAAGAATAGGGGCGGCAAGCCCCGTTTTTAACGATCTACTTAAACCATCACGATATAAGGCGCTCTATGGCGGGCGTGGTTCGGGCAAGTCACATTTCTTCGCTGAGGCAATGGCGGCCAACGCTAAGTTAAACACTGGCTTTCGTGCTGTCTGTATTCGCGAGGTTCAAAAGAGCCTAAAGGAATCGGCCAAGCGGCTCTTAGAGGACAAGATAGCGCAGTTAGGGTTCTCTAATTTCTTTGATGTTCAGGCTGACAGGATCGTAACGCCTGGGAATGGCGTTATCATCTTTCAGGGTATGCAGGACCATACTGCTGAGTCAATCAAGTCACTTGAGGGGTTTAATATTGCCTGGGTTGAGGAAGGTCAGACGCTTTCCTCTCGTTCCTTAGAGATGCTGCGGCCTACTATTCGCGCACCGGGTTCGGAACTATGGTTCTCATGGAATCCGAGGTTAGCCAGCGATTCAGTTGATAAGTTCTTTAGGGGTGAAAGTCCGCCTGAAGATGCAATCATACGGAAAATAAACTACGACCAGAATTTAAGGTTCCCCGCTGAATTAGAGGCGGAGCGATTACACGATAAGCAGCACAATCCTGATAGATATGCCCATGTTTGGCTTGGTGAATATGAGCCGATGGCTGTGGGCGCGATTTGGGATCGACAGACGATCAACGACCTACGTAGAAAAGAAGCACCTGAACTAGAGAGGATCGTTGTCTCTGTTGATCCCGCCGTATCGAGCGAAGAAAACTCAGATGAGCACGGTATTATAGCTTGTGCGCTTGGTGCCGATAATCGGGGCTATGTCGTTGATGATGTATCAATGAAGGGTTCCCCGAGGCAATGGGCTGACAGGGCTGTTGCTTTGTATGACCGCTTAGAAGCTGACGCCGTTGTGATTGAGGTCAACCAGGGCGGTGATATGGTTAGGCATACGTTAGAGAGTGTCCGGCCCGGCTTACCGATAATCGAGGTTCGCGCAACTCGCGGCAAGCACGTTAGAGCGGAACCGATTAGTGCTTTGTATGCGCTTGGCCGGATAAGCCATATAGGGACGTTTTCTAAGTTAGAAGATCAGATGTGTCAAATGACGGCAGCGGGGTTTGAAGGTGAAGGTTCGCCTGACCGTGTTGACGCATTAGTATGGGGTTTTACTGAATTATTTCCACAAATTAACCGGTCTAAACAGGCCGAGGTTCATATAGATATGCCCGCTGAGGGCGGTTGGATGGCTTAAATGGGTAGACTTTCGGATGAGTTACGCGGAGGCCGCAAAGATTGGAGCGATAGCGATTCTGTTCTTGGCCGAGTATTGGAAAATATTCTGCTCCAGGCGCGAAGGACTCAACTACAGGGCGGAGGCGGCATATCCTCAAATTCGAATAACGGCTGGAAGAATGATGTCGTACAATTTGGTGGCCAGGCTGCTACAACACTCCCCCTTCCTGAGAACCCGCTTAATCTAAATTCTTTAGACTTAAGCATTGCCGGTAATATAGGTAGGGCCAAAGTAACGGCCCCGGATCAGGCTGTTCGGGACTATGGGGTAAGGGAAAAATCCGTTTACGATTGGGGTAATATAGATTCAATCGGAGCGGCGCTTAATGGCATGGGGAACGGGCTTGGGGAAAAACGACTATCGTATGAATATACCCCAGGAAATAGCGGCCATATGCTAAAATTAAGAGTTCCATTTTAGTGGGCGCTTTAGCAGATAGTTTAGGTGGGCCACACCGCACAAAGATATTGGATGTTGAATAAATGAAACAGTTATACGAGCAATTAGGATTCACAGAGGCGGCACAGAACTTGCGGGAAATCGCAAAAAGCCGCGACATTGATGATGTTAGGAAAGAATTGGACCAGTATAAACGAACGGGCCGTATGCAAGTATTAAGGCCGCACCAACCACTACCGATGGTTTTTGATGCCCGAAACATCTGATCCCATTCTGAAAGAGGCCCTTGAGAAGTTCAAGGAGTCTCAAGACGGCTCAGAGTTTAACCGGCAGGCGGCAGAGGATGATATTCGCTTTGCTCGGTTGTCTGACCAATGGCCGGACGATATTGCAAAGATACGGAAAGAGGAAGGCCGCCCCTTTTTAACGATTAACCGGCTGCCTGCGTACATTCGCCAAGTTGTTAATGAATCGAGGCAGAACAAGCCTGCGATTAAAGTTTCCCCTGTAGATAACGGGGCTGACGTTAAAACTGCTGAGGTTATCGGCGGTTTGGTCCGGTCTGTCGAGCGCAAGAGCAACGCCGAGGTTGCTTACGATACGGCTATTGACCATTCAGTTACGGGTGGCTTCGGGTTCTTTCGGATTGATATTGACTACGCTCACCCTGATTCGTTTGACTTAGAAGCGCAGATAAACCGGATTCCTAATCCTTTAATGGTCCATTGGGACACGAGTTCAACTGAATTCGACGCTTCCGATTGGGATTATGCCTTCGTGTCTGAAATGGTGCGGCTGGATGAGTATGAAAAAACATATCCCGGCGCTGACGCTGTTGACTTTGAAGGCGAGGACGAGGCCTTAACTGAGAATTGGCTTGATAATGAACAAGTTCGGGTTGCTGAGTATTGGACCCGCGAAGAGAATAAGCGCACTATTATCCAATTATCGGACGGAAGGGTTGTTCGTGAAGATAACCTTTTTAACATAGCAAAGCGGTTCCTTGAAGACTTGGGCAAGGAATTTGCGGGGGCCGAGGAAGAACTGATTCGCTGGTTTATGGCGGAACAAGGTTTATCGGAAGTGCGCCGCCGTGAAGCTGCGTATCACGAGGTTAAGCGCCGGGTTATTTCGGGCGCTGATGTTTTAGAAGAAGAAGACTGGCCGGGTTCGACAATCCCGATTTGCCCTGTTTGGGGTGAGGAGGTTTATTCGGATGGACGCAGGCATTTCCGGTCGATGATTCGGGACGCTAAAGACCCGCAACAAATGACAAACTTCTGGCGGTCTGCTAGTACGGAATTGGTTGCATTGGCACCAAGAGCGCCTTGGGTTGTTGAAGAAGGCGCTATTCCTAAAGGTAAGGAAGCTAAGTGGCAAACGGCTAATACCCGTTCCCATCCTTATCTTGAG